TGTCTTTCTTTGGCTTGAACTCACGATGGACAGTAACATCTCTCTGGAAGCCCCAGATTCTGTTCTGTGGGAAGGTGAGGTCAACGTAGTGATCTGGGTATAGTGGAACTTCCATTACGGGAATACCGAAGATGGAGGTTGTCATACCAGCAGGACCACCGACGCGGGGCTGTGTACCACGAAGAATACCGGAAGCGATATCCTCGGGAACACCACCTGAACCAATTGCGCGTAGATCCGTAAGAAGGGTTTGTACATTCTTTGTGGAAGCGTAGAACTTCAACTCTTGACGACGAGCCTTGAACTTACGGGGCAGGGCGTTGTAAAGTTGCTCAAAGAAGGCGATTGCGGAACCACTCTTGACCTGACCTGCTGTAGTAGCAGCGGTGAAGAAGGTTGATGCTGTGGTAAGGGTCGCAGCGGTACCGAAGTGAGTACCACCAGCAGCGCCATCGGCTAGTGCAACGAACCCATCAATTGTGTATGGGTAGGTTGTACCAGCGTAGGATGCAGTCCCCTGAGCAGCGAGACCATTGATGGCGATATCTTCAAGATCGTTACCAAATTGACCAGCCATTAGGCGGACAATGTGATCTTCAAGAGCAGTACCTTCAATGTTATCCTCAAGTGCCTCAGTTGAGAGTTCGTAGTCCAAGCGGAACTTAGTAGTGACGATTTCAACCTTGGTGAATTGAGCACCACGGTTAGCGTAACTTGTTTCGCCTGCACCAGCATCAAAGACATTTTCATTTGCCTGTGATGCCTTGCGGATCAAGCGTGTACCGACCTGAATCTTATCGAATTCAGCGGTATTTGAGCGCATGACCTGTCTACGCCCATCGTTGCCTAGGACCATCTGATCAAACACATAGTCTAGGAATCGACGGGATTGTTCTGGAAGTAGCACGCCACCATTTTGAGTTAGTGGGTTGGTTGTCAAGTTCTCCATATCACCGCTTGAAGCGAGATCTGAGATAACTGCACCAGTACCAACGTTTAGGGCGGCAGCGGCTTTATTAATTGCGTCACTCATGCTTTTCTTTACACCTCTCTTTCTGTTTTAAATTAGTTAAATACTTCTGCGGAACTGAGGAAGCGTCCGCCCCATACTGATTTCTTCATTATGGGCTGCTCTGGGATACTGGATTCCAGTTCACCAGACTTCTTAATTGCCGTTTCTTCTTCTACTGATTCGACGCGGTTTGCAATTTCCACGGTAGCAGAATTAAGTTCGGCTAAACTTTTGGTAACCTCTTCATACTTAGACTGTAGTTGACCAATCTTGTCATCGACGGCCTTAGCCAATTCAACGACTGCGCTGGAAAACTTAGTAAGTGATTCGGTATTAGTTTCGATAGACTTATTAATTGTATCTTCTACGAAGGACTTAATATCGCCAAGGGCCTTCTCCATATCAAAAACATCAGAGGTGGTGTCGGCGGCAACTTCAGCCTCAACGCCATCGGATTTCGCCATTGCAAGGGCTTCCGTAACTACGTCCTCTACAGTTTCTTCTACTTCAAACTCAACTTCTTCAGAAGTTTCGTTTGTTGCCTCGGCGGTGTCAAGTTCTTCATGGCTTGTTTCGTTTTCAGCCATTTCAACACCTCCTTCTTGTTTTTGTAAAGTCAGTTTATTTTCCTCTGAATCATCTGACTTTTTCGTTGACAATGGGTGACCCTTTGGCAACAAATCTGTGTCATATGGTCTGTTCTTGTATTTGCCTGATTCTACCGCCTTCAAGAATCCGATGACTCTTGCATACGCCCATTCCTCAGGAGAATAGTCTTCCGATTTAGCGGCGGGATTGTTATTAAATGCCGCTACGCCGCGTTCGAAAACCTTACGCAGCATATCGAATTCGACAATTCTAGAATTAACATTACCATATTTTTCATTATGCTTAGAAATAAGATCGTTTAATTCATCAATGTTCTCATGGGAAATTGACTTTTCGATCTTTCTCTTAGCCGCAACTTTAAGTTTAATGAGTTCAGAAACGTCCTTAGTGATAATAGTTTCTGTAGGTCTAAATGCATTGTCGTGTGACTTATAAAGTCTTACTGCCGCCGTTGTATTTTCTAATACATCTACACGACCCTTATTTAATTTGTTGCCCTCTTTAAATGCTACATAGTCGCCAGATTTAACCATTCCATCTTCTCTACGATATGTTCTTTTCTTTCTGCGAGGAGCCTTGGGAATTCCGCCAGGTAAACCTTGCTGGGCATTACGATTGGGGGTATTTTCACTAGTTACTGTTTCTTTTTCTACTTCATCTTCCATCTTTTCTGTAAGACTTGAGATTCTTCTTAGGGTACTCATCTTATGACCAACTTTGGTTTCTGTAGCCGACCAGCCATCTGCACCCTTTCTATAAACAGTAATCAAAACTGCGGGGTCATCTTCTTCTGCATTAATAGTAAAGTCTGAGTCTGGAACGTTAATTGATCCTGACCGTGCAATTCTAGTAACTTTACCTCTTGCAGTACCGCCGCTGGAATTCCAGGAAACAAAATCGCCAACTCTTAATGAGTCGGCTTTGGAAAGGAACATATCTACTAGTTTTCCTACTTCTTCATTCTTTTTAATGTCGTTTGACTCAACCCATCCTATTTCGTTCATATTAGATGAGCATACAGGGCAAGATGCTGAGTCTGATTTTTCTGAAACAGCAATTTTATCTGTTGGGCACCAAAAAACACTTTCTATTTCCACCCCAGAGGCAAAACCAGAAGTTACGGTATGATCTCCAAGTTTCTCAACAGACAAGATATTGGCGAGTTGATTGGCGGGGGAGTCTACTAAAGATAATTCCATAAGTTCAAAATCTTTAATAATTCTTACCGACTCTCCGGCTTCTTCTTTATCAACTTTGTTTTCGTAGTCTAAAATTCTACCGCCGATGGAGAAGCCTGTAAGAGTGCCATCTAAAACCTTCTCCCAGGTATCCTGAGCGCCTTTACTAACATAGGCTGAAACGAATACGCCCTTATATGTATTATTAGAGTTATGGTCAAAATACTGTCTTGTTTCAAACGAGAGTACTTTTCCTACCGCCTTTTTTGAATCATGTTGTTCTCTTAGGTTTCCACGAAACTGCTCAAACGCTTTAATGGATGCGTCAAGGGAGACCACATCGTTCTGCCTATCGACATTATCTAATGTAGCAAATCCATGAACCATTCTTTTTTCTATATCAACCTTAGAAATGGGCATAGAGAGGTGAATGCTTGACCCATCTATGGCTGTTTTAGTATCGAAAAATTTTTCCATGGCTCTTCAATTATATTATATCTAACCTTATTATTATTGCTGTTGTCTTCCGTCGCCCATTGTGGCTCTGGGCAATTCTGCGGCATCTGATTCATTGGCCTGCCGCTCCTGATCTCTAACTCTGTTTCTAGTAGTTTGAGCAGTTTGCTCTGCGCGAGCCTGGGCATTGAGAACTACAGGTGTATCGCCATCTGGCAACGTAGACATTCCAAGTCTTTCACGCACCTCATTGGGTACGATTACCTGCATTCTCAAGTATCTTTCATCAATCTTAGATCTGGTTTCCTCATCTGTAAGAGTTAGTTCGTTAAACTCAAACTTGAAGGCGTCCGTTTTTTCTTGAATAATCTTATTGATTTTCTTTTCTAGTGCATCTTGTGCTGGACGGCAAACTTGTTCCTTAAAGGTTCTATCTGCCTCTCTTGCCGCTGCAAGACCTATTCCTTCCGCCGACCCAACCTTAGATGCGGGAACGCGGTGAGCCATAAGGATTTCTTCTTTATTCATCTTCTTGTAGTTATTAAATGAAGAGTCTTGAATATTTGTTTCAATAGGCTCCATCTTCATTTCTACCTTACGATCCGGTGTGTCCGCAGGTAATGGAATAACTACAGTTCTATGGCTCTGGCCCCTTAGATTTCCTTGGAAGAATTCAAACAATCTTTCTTCCGCATTTCTTGACATTTTGGCACCCTTGAGCCAGAAGATGTAGCGAGGTACAGCCTTGTTCTCAAAGTACTCAAGATTGAATCTGGAGGCAAATTCATTGCCAGCCATTGCATTTTTAGCCGCCACAATCGCTGGAAGTCCATAGTAAGTATTTGTTGGAGTGTAGTTCTTGATATGAATAATTTCATTAGGTCTTGGATCGGTAGTAATTGGGTTCTTCTCTTCACCTTGGAAATTGCGGAAGAATACAGCCTTGCCGTTGACAATTTGTACAAAGCCATCTCTTAGTCTACGCACTCGCATAGTAGGAGCAGGAATATGACCAATATATCCAATTTCTCCAGTAGTTTTTCTACCTATTTCAATGTAGCCATTGCCTGTCGCCTCTGCGTCGATGTATGCCTTCATCAATGTCATAGTGAAGGTGTCATCGTCGTTTCTTGTTTCTAGCCAGTCAATTACTCTTGCCTTTTGTCTAGAAAGATTTCTTCTTACCCGACCAATTTCATCTGTATCCATGATGGATTCAATCTTTTCAATAACGGGCAGGGTTGGTAAAAGGTCGTAGCCTAGGCCGACAATATTTGCAACTTTAGCATTGATGGCTGCATAGTTTGGAGCAGATAGTTCATAGATCTTGGCAAGTGCAGCCTGATTGTATAGTGGCTCAACAACGTCAAAGATGCCGTAGCCGTACTTATCTGGAATGATCTGCTTTGATGTGGCATCGTCGCCTGCATAAACATTATCGTCGGCGGTAACAATTTCTCCGCCAGCCGTGATAAGAGCCTTATTTAACTTTCTACGAGCAGATCTTTTAAAGTTTTGTGAAAGACCGTTAAGTTGCAAGATTGTGTCTGAGTCTTGATCGAAATCGTCTTTTTCTATACTCATTAAAGATTCAGACTGATGGCGATCTAAAGATACTGTATCAATCCATAAGTCTTCTGGTTCTTGCTGCATCTCTCCACGCTCCTGTGTCGCCGTAACTTAGTAGACCGTTTTCCATACGATACTTATCTTCTTGGTATTCTTCTTCTGTGACCCGCCCAATGCCAGGAATAAATACTGCCTGACCTTCTGGTTGACCATAATGTGCAGCGGCTTTACGAATCTCAGCCATCTTTGTAATATCTCCACGCTCAGACGGAATGTTTAAAACATTATCCTCGTCATCTTTGAAGACCCCGCCTTCAGGTAGGAGCCACACATATATTCCGTAATTGCTTTTGTCTCTTACTACTTCAAGTCCCATGTACCAAATGATACCACATTGGACCTTATTTTACTGTATTCGGTTCTCTACTGAACCAACTTTTAGCACACCTTGAGTAATCTGGAACCCAGAAGCGGTGTATAAGTAGAAAGAGTTGACATACTCTTGTCCAAATAGAATCTTAACAAAGTCACCAACTGAACTACTTACTGTCTCTAATGAGGCAGATCCGGTCAACTGGTATATTTGATTATCTGTAAGTGAAAGAACTCTTTCACCCTCTTGAAGTAGGTGATTGTCAATATACAAGTTGTCTCCGCTTATTAATGAGGCGGAAGTAAACATAGATAGAGATGCTGTTGTAGCCGCCGAAACATCGTAGGTAAATCTTGATTGTGAGCCAAATGGCTGGTAGATGCTATTTGTTAGAGAAGATCTATAGTTATCTTCTTGTGTATCTATTAGATTTAGAGAAAATGAGGCAGAGTCAGATACTCTTAAGGTCTTATTTCCAGCACCTGTAAACTCTTGATGCAGATACTCTACTGACTCCGCATTCAGAGAATTTTCTAAGATATAGGTATTCTGAATATTGAAGTTACTAGAGGCGGTATCACCAAATCTAATCAGGAAATTATATCTATCGTAGGTGGCTAGTTTATCGTCAAATGAGAACGTGAGATGTGACCATTTTTCTGAGGGCAGGACCGATCCAGACACGCCGTTGACATAGCAAGATACTGAAGCGGTAGGATATAAAAGTTGTCCCGTTGAATTATTTACCTGAGCCTTGAATAAAGATACAAATGCTGCAGAGGACGAGAAAACCTCAAATACATTATAAGTTTTATCCTCTGAATCATTTAATCTTATAAAACATCCAACGGAACCAAGATATTTAATCATTTAATGATTATATCATTCAGGCTGTGGTGTTATTTCAAAGGGGGTCCAGGCCTGGTTATCCTCATCCCAAGAATACAGATTTCCATCCTCTGGGTGTGGAACAGGAGACTCCCATAGGCAAGATTCTTCATTTAAAATCCAAGAATTAAATGGTTTTGGTGGAATAAAAGCATCTCTATCTGAATCATAGTAGCATCCTATTCCGGCATAATTCTTTCTAAATGCTTTCTCTTGGGTGTCTGATGGTTCACTTGTCTCTGGATCATAGTGTACCCCGCCTTGGGTATTGTATGATGTACGCTTACAAATTTGACCAGTACCCTGAGCATAATAAATTTCCCAGTTCATTCCACCCTCATTTTCATTTTTTCCAACAAAAACCTGGGTAACAATATTATTTTCATTTATCATTGCATAGTGTGCCATTTTATCCTCCTTCCCATATTATACTATATAATTGTTACTGTATCAGAAACTCCTGCAGAAGTTATAGTGTAAATTTTATATCCAGGAACAGAAGTATTTAAGGAATTAGTAACTCCAGCAGAAAATAATGCTGAATTAGATGATGGAACTCTAATAATAATTATTCCACTACCGCCTGCGGCACCATTACCAGGGCCATAACTAACCCAGGACCCGCCGCCACCGCCTCCTCCGGTATTAGCAGTTCCATTATAGCCGTTTCCACCATTGGCATTAGTTGCGCCGTTTCCTCCACCACCAAGACCTCCAATACCTTGAGTCTCACCAGTATTAAATATACCGCCGCCGCCTCCGCCTGCTCTTACAACTGGAGTTCCTGTTATGCTAGAAGAAACTCCATTACCACCGCGACCTGCACTACTAGCAGTTCCATTATATCCAGGCTCTGATGCACCGCCCCCACCAGATCCACCTGGACTGGACTGATTCAAAGTAAGGCCACCATCAAATCCCTGCCCTGCTGTTCCAGAGCCAGCGCCTACAAAGGCACCTCCTGAACCACCTCCAGAACCTCCATTTCCTGCTGCTCCACCATAAGCAGCCCCATGACCACCACCTATTGAAGTAATATAACCAAGTAATGAATTGCTTCCGGGGGAACCATTAGTATTAGAACTAGACGTTCCTGCTCCTCCAGATCCAACAGTTAAAGAATATGTCTGACCAGATGATGAATATAATTTATTTTCTGCCGACGCCCCTCCACCAGATGATTCTCCATCTACGCTTGACCGATAACCTCCAGCACCACCTCCACCAGCGACGTTATTTCCGCCTCCGCCGCCTCCGGCAATAACTAAATACTCTACAGGAATAAGGCTTTGTATATTATCAAATCTTACAGTATCAGTAGGGCCAGACGCGGTTATTTCATAAATATAGTATCCAGAAGTTGTTGTGATAGTATATGTTACACCAGAAGAGAATGTGGCTACATGGGTATCAGGTATTTTAATTATAATGACTCCAGACCCACCATTACCAGCATTTCTTATTCCAGCGCCACCGCCGCCACCAGTATTTACAGTACCAGAAACACCAGTTGAGTTACTTCCTGCACCACCTCCACCAGATCCTCCAACACCACTAGAAGAAGATCCATTTCCTCCTCCTCCGCCGCCCCTTGTGACAGCAGTTCCTGTTATATTAGAAGAAACTCCAGATCCTCCCGCTCCGGCTGTAGTTGAAGATATTCCATTTTGTCCAAGTGATCCAGCACCGCCGCCGCCGCCACCGGAACCTTGTCCAAGATTTCCAGATCCACCATTATATCCTTGACCAGCGGTGCCATAACCAATTTCTGCCCCAGCCTCAGAACCTCCTCCTCCAGACCCTCCATTTCCAGGAATAACCCAAGCAGGTACTGTTGTTATCCCACCACCATTTCCTCCACCTAGAGAAACTATACTTGAAAGTTGAGAGTTATTTCCACTTGAGATACTTGCTGCATTTCCAGATCCACCAGAACCAACAGTAATTCTTAAAGTTGTTCCCACCAAAACCGGATATAGAGGCTCTGCAGATGCCCCGCCTCCAGAAGATTGTCCAGAAACATTTGTTCTATATCCTCCAGCGCCTCCACCGCCGCCGCGATTTCCATTTGTCCCACTGGTCTCAGATGCGCCTCCGCCACCGCCACCGCCAACAACTAAATATTCAATATTTAAAATTTCATTTTCACTAACTTTATAGAAAGTTACAGTATCTGTTGGGCCAGCAGCAGTTATTTCATAAATATTGTATCCAGACATAGAAGTAATTAATTTTGCGGCTACGCCTGAAGAAAATGCTGCAGTATATGTATCAGAAATTTTAATTACAATCAAACCTGATCCTCCGGTGCCTCCTGCTCTATTGTTTCTAGTTCCGCCGCCGCCGCCTGAGCCAGTATTTGCATCTGCTGGTCTACCTGTTTGATTATTACTTGCACCACCATTACCTGCGCCACCGCCGCCGCCAAGACCATTGGCACCACCACCTCCGCCTGCTCTAGAAATAGAAGAACCTGTTATTGAACTAGATACTGGGATGCCTCCATTTCCAGTAGATGTTCCTGCGATACCAGCACCCCCTGCGCCACCGCCGCCTCCTTGTGGTCCAGTTCCGGTACTATTTCCTACACCCCCAGAATATCCCTGACCAGTAGCACCAGCACCTCCTGAATTTCCATCACTTCCGCCTCCTCCAGAACCACCTGAATTTCCAGAAGCACGAAGTCTACCTGCACCACCACCAGAACTTATGATTGTTGAAAAAGTAGTATTAGATCCATTAGAAACAGCCGCACCACCAGAGCCTATTATAATGCTAGTAGGTGAAACTAATGCTGCTTTAAGTGGTGTTTCAGAGGAGGAACCTCCACCAGATGATTCTCCAGAAATACTAGACCTATATCCTCCAGCGCCTCCGCCGCCAGCACCCATTACGCTATCTCCAGTTCCGCCTCCTCCGCCTCCGGCAATAACTAAGTATTCAACATCAATCAGGTCGTTAGCATTAATGAACTGTACGCTATCTGTTGGCCCAGCGGCGGTTATTTCATAAATATTGTATCCAGAAACTGAAGTAATAGTGTTGTATATTACTCCAGCAGAGAATGCGGCAACATGGGTATCGGGTATTTTCAGTATGACGATTCCAGAACCACCAGTTCCTCCCTGACCAGGAGAGTACCCAGCACCGCCGCCTCCGCCTCCGGTATTTATAGATCCAGGTGATGCATTGGCATTAGAAATTGAACCATTTCCACCTCCTCCAGAGCCTCCAGATCCTGCTGGGCCTATTGTATAATCTGATCCGCCGCCGCCTCCTGCTCTGGTCACGGAGGTTCCGGTAATTAATGAAGACAATCCGTTTCCACCATTTCCACCAGTTGCTGCGTTTGCCGATCCTGCTGCATTTTGTCCTGCTTGTCCAGCACCGCCGCCTCCGCCGCCTGCATAAGAGAGAGCCGCCCCGACGCCTCCAGAAAATCCTTGCCCGGTTGTTCCATTTCCAGCAGTGGAATTAGTGCCAGTTCCCCCTCCAGATCCACCAGAACCAACTACTGTGGGGTTTCCACCAAAACCTCCACCTAAAGAAATAATATTATTAAATAATGAATTAGAGCCATTAGTTCCTGCGCTTCCTCCAGAGCCAACAGTTAAAGCCATTTTATTTTTTGTTGATAAAGAGATAGACGCTTCAGAAGTGGAATTCCCACCTGAAGTTCCAGAGTTAGTTCTATATCCTCCAGCGCCTCCGCCGCCTGAAGAGCCACCCGCATGACCGCTACCTCCACCGCCGCCACCAGCAATAACTAGGTAATCTACACTTACACTATCTGTAACCTTTTCAAAGGTAACACTATCGGATGGCCCAGCCGTAGTTATTTCATAAATAGTATGAGTAGAAGTCTGTTCTGCTGTATAGGTTACACCAGGAGAGAATAATGCATATATATTATTAGGAATTTTTAAAAGTATTACTCCTGAGCCACCGTTTCTTCCTACCTGAGCATTGCCTCCAGCGCCTCCGCCGCCGCCCGTGCTCTCTGTTCCATCAGTATTAGTGGTACTAACATTATAAACCATACCAGTACCCCCACCACCTATACCACCAACTGGTGTTGGGTATCCAATTTGATTTGAACCACCCCCTCCTCCTGCAAAATATCCATTTATACCAAAACTTGTTCCAAAAGTACTAGAAACATCCTTTCCTGCACCACCATTACACGGATTATTAGACTGACCTACTGCACTAGCCCCGCCACCACCACCTCCACCATTTGGATCAAAATTTCCAGACCCACCATTAAATCCAAAACCGTATGTTCCAGATAATCCAGATTGAGATGGCTGTAAAGCAGAACCTCCAGCACCAGATCCGCCTGTTGGCCAACCTCCACCACCTCCTGAACCACCGCTTAAACCAGCAGCATTAGGAGAGGAATCTTGCGCTCCACCTCCACCGCCACCAAGCGCAGTTAAAATACTTTCATCCGATAGTTTTATAGAAGAGACTCCCCCATTTGACCCTCTAATTGTAGTAGTAACCGCACCAGTTCCTCCTGAGCCTACTAAAATATTATATGAAACTCCTATTTCAAATTGTGGAATAGTAGTATTATCAATGAGAATTAATCCGCCTGCTCCTCCGCCACCGCCATAGTTAGACCCTCTTCCACCACCGCCGCCACCTGCAACTACTAAAATGTCTGCTGGAACAGTTATTTCTTTTCCAAAGAATCTACTAAATGGGCTAAATGTTGATCTGACACTACTAGTAAATGGCATTTATTCTCCTAGTAATTCAATCCTGCGTTTCCTAGCGCAACATAGGATGATGATCTTCTAATAATTGTAAAGTTAAACACATCTATTTTGCCAGCAACTGATGTTGGAGTTGGAGTTGTACTATCCGCCCACTTAATGGTTGCGCTAGATCCATTAATATTAAGTGTCGATGGAATATATCCAGTAGATCCTTGAGTTACAAAAATATTCATAGTGAATACTCTGCCATTATCGGTTGGAGCGTTAGTGACATTAACTGTAGCACCTGAACTCAAGGTGTTGGTTAAGAAGAAGATATTACCAAGAGAATAATCGCAGCCAATACTATTAGATGAATGAGATACATCAACTACGTCTTCAATCATCTCTTGAACTCTTACGCCGCCAGTAAATACGGGGGTTCCAGTAAATTGTGGATCACCGGAAAATACCGGACTGCCGTTAATAGTAGTGTTTAATGTTAGTAACCCTGTTATTGTTGCTGAACCAGTTATTTCAGTATTAGACCCAGTAGATGAAAGACCGCCGTTGAATTGGGCGCTACCAGTAGATATAATATTAGATAGGGTTAGGCTCTGAAGGGTTGCCCCTCCTGCCTGAATATTGCCAAGAGATAGTCCAGACTCTTCAAAATTAATTGTGCTAGTTGGCTTAGTCGTAGCATCCTGGAAGAACTTTATTATAGAATCTGATGCATCTCTTACTACGCCAGCATATCTACGAGATCTAGTTCTTTCAGAAAGGCCGGAGACTGAAGCGGTAGAGATATTTCCTAGAGTCTTAGCATAACTAAATTGATTAGCAACTGGTACTGCAGTAATGATATAGTCACCATCGTACGATGCTGAAATTCCAGAGACCGTAACAATATCATTTGCAGATAATCCATGGGCAACATCTGTTGTTAATGTTGCTACGTTACTAGATAATGTTGCTACAATAACGCTCGCTGAAAGTGTGGAAACTGTTTTACCATATCCACCAACTAAACCTAGATCTACTAGGTCATTAGTGTTTGAATTACCAGCAAAAATTAGTGGATCGTCTACAGCAAGATTAGAGGTAGCGACAGTAGTGCCTTCACCACCAAATGTAATGGTACCTACAACATTAACATTACCTTGGATGTTCATATCACCTTGAATACCAACACCACCAACAACGGTAAATGCACCAGTTTCTGGTGAAGTAGAGGGGGTAGGAATTTCAACGTGGACGTTTACCCCAGGAGTAATTTCCATCTGGGTTAGACCAGAATCAAATCCGCCAGCGGCGAACACAATTTTGTTTTCTGATCCTTCTGCACCCGTAGCGATAACAATATTACCTGTGTATCCTGAACTTACTGTATTATGGAAAATATATCCGTCACCAGGGCCAGTAATGCCATAAATTTCATCATCGAACTGTGATCCTGTAATGCCCATACCCATCCAGCCAACAGAGTCATCTCCATTATCCATATAAGCAATAATGTCAGTAGATGATGTAGGATCGGTATTTTGGAAGGCTAGTTGAGCAAATGAAGACTCTTCAGTACCTTCGTCCCATTGAAATACTGCTACTGCATTTGTAAGGCCAGCAGATGTTTCAAACGCTGCTGCTGATGCACCAACATAAAGAGTATTATTTGTGGTAAAAGTGTTTACAACTATGTCTGAAGTCCAGGTTGCATTTGTGCCATTATTTGAAAGAAGATATCCTTCATTTCCAATAAATGAAGGATAGGTCCCGGGTACAAGAATATCCCAAAATGATGACGGGTCCGCTGGAGCATTACCAAGAGTATCTAGAATACAAATCCAGGTCGATCCGTCGTAGATAACAGCCTCATTCTTTCTATAAGTAGTTGAGCCAGAATATTCTCCAAGGTACTTAATTCCCTCCAAGAAAACATCCCAAAAAGAAGTATTTGTTGGCGCATTATCATTTGTATTGTCTGAAGCGATATATAGTAGACCGCCATAGTTTACAATGTCGCCAACTTGATAACTAGCGGAAGTTGCATATGGACCTTCAAACTGAATTCCATCTGTTAATAATGTCCATGGAACAGAGGTTGAATTAGGTACAGCACTATTATTTGCTGATGCTGAAAGAAATAATTTACCTCCATAAGTTACAACATCATTGAATTTGTAACTTGTAGATGTTTCATAGTTGCCGAGGTAGTTAAATCCTTCCAGCATTAAAGTCCAGTATGAAGTATCTGTTGGCGCTTGTCCTGTTGCTGGAGATGTTGAGGTAAATGCGTATAAATTAGCACCATATCTTACAACTTGATTGGTCTCATATTCTGTTGCAGGATTGTATTCGCCCTCATAGGAGAATCTTAGTTTTCCAAGGTTAATAAGTTGAGCCATATTATGTTACCTCCATGAGAAGCCTAGATTTAGCCTGCTGATCCCAATAAAACTTTAATTTTGTGCCAGACCATAACCAGTATAAATACTCTTCAGCAAAACTTTCTTCCACAGATGGAACGGTAATAACTTCTGATTTATTATCTACCTCATTGACCAGAAGATCACCAGTTTGCAAGTTTAGGGATATCCCATAGAACTTTTCTGAATATACCTGGGTGGAGTTAGAAAATATAGCACTTTTACTAGATCCACCCACATTTTTGGCATATCCTGGCATTTTTTTATTTTACCATACTTTCGTTAGAATTATTATGCTGAAGCCGTTGTACTTTGATTTATTCCGAACATATTAAATGAGACACTAGAGGTATTTGCCTCAACATACAGAGCGTCCGCCGAATTAATAGCAAACCTGAATGATTCATATGCGTCATTGGGATCTATTTGAAGGTTACTTAAGACATAGCCCTGCTCTTCTGGCACGCCAAGGTCTCCTGGATTAATCCATAATGATATTTCAGCCTGATCATCCCCTTTATTGGCAGCAATAACTGAGCATATGTAAACACCATCTGAATTAAACAGTAAATGTGGGCTGGCTGAAATTGAATTATATGTTGACAGTCTTCTTAATAGTGACATAATTTATATTATACTCCAAACCAATATGTAAGTGCTAGATTTCCTCCGGTGGCACCGCCGCCGCCGCCAGCGGCGGTAAGAATTACTCTTCCAGTACTGTCATTATATGCTGCAGTAACATTAATATGCTGATTGTGAGCAAACATACCTCCAACATAATCTTCTACCGTTTCTTCAAGTTCGTCTAGTCTAGCATAACTAGATGATGCACTTACAAGCGTAAGATAGGTTGCTGATGCCACATCACGGCGAAGGTAGGAAGATGATGAACTTACTAGTGTTAAGTA